AATCAGAGGCTCTATTGAACTAGGGTTATGACGGAGCAGCTTGACGCCCAAGACATATTGGCGTCACTGCGTCGATGGCAACTGGAACAAGATAACTCTGGTCCATTCAGGGTTTACAGAGATCAAGAAGGGCAGATTTATCACTCTGTCACCCATATCCTGAAGCACACAGCCCCTCAATCCCAAAAAGATGCATTGGCACGATGGTCCAAGAGACCTGGCAGTTCATTGGAGCGTGATCTTGCCTGTGACCGGGGTACTGTTGCCCATGAGCATTGCGAGTATGTACTCAAGACAGCAGCCAAGTTGGCCCGTCAAAGTGCCAACAAGAAAGGAGCGTGGAAGGTTTGGGATGATGGTTTGGCACGTCCTCCAAAAGCCATCACCACCTGGGCACTTAAGAAGTCAGAAAAGGGAGCGCCCAAAGTATCGTGGGCAGCCCGTGAGTACGCCAGAGGTTTATCCGACTGGTTGGTGAGTGGAGCGGTAACGGCCATTCATGCCTCAGAATTTAGCGTTAGCCATTCATCAGGCTTTGCTGGAACGGCAGACGCCTTGCTGGACACAGAGCTAGGACTAACGATCTGCGACTTCAAAACTAGCGGCAGGGAGACCGACAAGCCCGAGTCTTGGCTAAAAGACCATCAGGACCAACTTGGCGCTTATAGCCTCGCCTTATATGAAAGGGCTGGCATCCGTGTTGGTGGTGGAGCGGTAATTATTGGCAAACCCAATGGGACCATTCAACTAAGAATGTTGAACGAGTTAGAGATGAGAGGCTGTGAGGCTCGATGGACCGAACGAAACAACCTCTATCAGGAGATGCTTTTAGCTGGCGAGGTGTTTTAGCGCCCCCAGTAACATTCACCTTTTGCGAGTCTATATTTAAGCTCTTCAAGAGGAACGTAGTAGATCATAAAAGCTTGGATTAATGGATCAATTTCGTAATAAGTAAGCAGTTTTTTGGAATTTTTATCGTAAAATCTTAAATCTTGCAATTCAACATTGACATACCTGGAGTAGTCCCCTACGTATATTTCGTATCTACTATCTTGCATAACACTTTCCATAAATTTGTTTCCAAGGACTTGAATAAACATGGGCCAATTAGAGTATGGAGCGCCACTTTCGGATTTAAGTTCTGTCCTGTTTCTATAGGCTGACAGGACATTAAAAGGCTTGCCATCCATGCTTTTATTGTTTATGCCTACATAATCCCAAGCCTTCCAGCTGTTAAAAACATAATTTGAGAGCATGTTTTCAAATGACTCAATTTGCGCTTCTGTAAGTTGATCTCTGTTTTCATCAAGCAGCCAATGCAGCCTTACTCCGTACCAGCGAGTGCGATTTAGCCTTATTTCTCTGTTAATAATAAAATCAATCCTACCAGTAACCTCAAAAAGATTTAATTCTTCAATTTCTAGTTTTACTACTTCCTCCTGTGACAATAAAGGAGCTGCATTTTTTTTGTTCTGCTCATTTGGCTTGTAATCAGGGTTTTTGGCTCCGCAGTTGTCACAAAACTCTTGTACTTTACTTAGGATCGAGTCACAACAAGTGCATTTAGTAATTTGTACGATTTTGGTTTTTCTTAGTCCGCGAGTAATGCTCCATTCTCTATGCTCATCTGGCAATCCATGTTTCCAAGTATTGCCAGCAAGATCAATTATGAAAGCAAATCGTTTACCAGGCGAAGTTCTTAAAACCCGTCCAACCTGTTGCAAATAAAGGCTTTCAGATTGTGTTGGTCTAAGCAAGATAGCAGCTTGAGCGTCTGGGATGTCAGTGCCTTCACTGATTAAGTCTCTGCTAGTAATGACTTGGATAGTCCCCTCTTGAAATTGTTGAAGGATAGATTCACGCTCTAATTTAGAAAGTTTTCCATGCAAGCAGGCAGATGAAAACCCTGCATTTTGGAACGCTTGTGCGGTGTGTTCCGCATGGAGGACACTGCAACAGAAGACTATTGCTTTAGCGTCTGGACAAATCCGTTTAAAGTTAAAAACAGCTTCATCTGCGACTTCTGGAGTGTCAAAGCGTTCAGTAAGTTGGCTTTGAATATATTCTCCAATTCTAGTTCCAACGCCTTCAGCGGTTACAGAAGCTTGAGGGCTGAACACTCTGACTGGGGCCAGATAATTTTGAGAAATAAGTTCAGCGGTTGGCGGCCCTGATACGAGGATGTTGAACAGATTACCCAGAGGTTTGCCGTCAAGGCGACAAGGCGTTGCTGTTACTCCAAGTGTTTTTGCCTTAGGCCATTTTTTAATAGCTTTAGTCCAGTTGTTGTTACCTGCTGCATGGTGTCCTTCATCGATGATAAGGATGTCTGGCTGAAAGGTAAGTGTTCTTCTGTTCAAGGACTGAACTGAAGCGACAATGACCGTATGGGACGGGTCTACGCGTTCACCTGGCGCGATAAGGCTGTGTTGTATTTGTAGTCTCGAAAGTGCTGTAGAAGCCTGATCCAAAAGTTCTTTTCTATGGACAACAATAATTGCTTTTTTATTTTTAGCTAAATACTGTTTAACTATTTCGCAAAAGATAACTGTTTTACCTCCGCCTGTTGGGAGTTGAAGCAAGACTTTTGGAGCTTTCGAGAAAGCTTCATTAACTGACTGAACGATGGTTTGCTGGTAGGGTCGAAGTGTAATCATGGGTTGTTTGTTGGAGCGGTGGGATGAAGCTTGAGGAAGCGTTAGACCTTTGTTATCGGGGAAAGAAGAATGTGGCGAAAGCAGCCGAAGAGGTAGAGATCCCATTCATAGAGATGAAACGTCTTCTGACTGCTTACATTTTGGAACGACCAATAAACGGCCATTCATGGGAGGAAGAGCTAGAAGTTAGTTGGCCCTGGTGTTAATCATCAAGATCAAGGCGACCAGTTTTTAGGGCATGAAGGTAAGCCCGTTCAAGGGCAGTGAGCCCTTTACTGTGTTTTTTGTGGAGCGCAGCAATCGCCCTAGTTTTAGCGGCTGCTCTCATCTCTTCTGGTCTTTTAGACCAACTAGAAAAGCTAGTCATGACCATTCAACCTCTCTGATTAAAGTTGACAAAACCTTTAACGATTGAACGCTTGATAGTTTGCGTTGAGATCTACTCAAGGCAGTGCTAACCATGTCAGGATCACCCAATTTTATGTCGTTCTCCATTTCCTGCCCAATCAGTTTCAAACAAAGTTCTAAACGTTCTGGGATGTAATTTTCCAGATGATTAGATGCCAAGGCTTGTCTTCTGCCAATGATGACAGATAGCAATTGATTGACGGCACGATCAGCTTGTTGACGTGAGATTAGTTCGTTATTCATTGGTGAAGGAAATCGTAGGAGGTTTGTGGTGTTGGGTCGTAATTTACCTCAGCTTCCAGCAATGGAATGATCTCATATTCGAGAAGATCTCGCATGGAATGTGAAAGGTGTTCATCCATCATATGGCGCTTCTTTTCGCGCTCAATAACAGACTGAAGTTCTTTCAAGACCCTCTCAATCTTTGCTAGTTCGTACTCTTGTTGTGGTTGGTAGTGGTACGTCATGAGTGGTTACGGATGAAAGTTTTACATTTGGCGACTTCATCGCCATCGATAGCTTGATCACGACCGTATTCGTTAGACAGCATCAATCCATCACCTTCTTTAATTGAATTAAAGGTGCTGACGTAATAGCTGCTAACCAGAGACCCAGCTCTGGTTTTGAAGAAGATGATCTTCTCAGTTTTGCTGGTGTAACGTCCCAAGGTGGCTATCAAAAGCTCACCGGTTTTAGTGTTGATGTTCATTGGTGCGTTAAGCCTCAGTGAGTGCGAATTGGTGGATGCGTTCTTGAAGATCACGGAGAAGGTCGGCTCGTTTGGAGTCATGCCATCCCTTCTCTTCAAGAAAGAACAGCTCCCAGCTGATGGCATCAACAAGGAGTTCAAGTTCGTGAACGGTTAGGTCCATTGGTTAAGCGAAGGGTGATACGGACTGGGTGTTGTACCCGTTCCATTGTTTGGCTTGGTTCATAGCTTTAATTAAGCTGCAGACTGCTTTGTCGTCACCAGTGGCTACAGAGACCTCCAGACGATGCTGGAGCATCGCCAGGACGCTATCGGTGTTGATTGGTTCGGAAGCTTCCTCCAGGCTTGGTCCATCGTCACTCAGCTCAATCTCAGCCTGGGCGGCTGTGATGTCGTTATATGCGGTGGAACGTGAGACGCAAAATTTTGCGCTAACCATTGTGGCGACTGAAGCTGTACGGATACCCCTTTCCAGCATTGCTCGGGTGTAACTGAGGCGGGCTTGAACTTCCAGTTGGGTTGACATTGGTTGAGTTGGAAAAGCTGGACAAAAAAATTAAAGGGTGCAGTGCTGAAGAATCCGAATCTTGGCTAGCAAGATTTCGCTTTTTGGAGTGCAAGCGCATTCGTCCATCAACAGGTGTTCAATGTGAGCCAGATCCTCACTGTCGAGTTCGATAAAGTCTTGAAGCGTGACGCCTGTCCATTCGGCTGTGAGTTCTTTCATTTGAGGTTTGGGTTTAGTTCTGCTGGTGTTGGAACGGATGGCAGGGATTCGCGCCAAAGCTCCTCCGCGATCAAGTCGTCAAGCTTCTGGCGGTCGTAGGCATCCAGCTCCATGGCTTCGATGTCATCGTCGGATGGCGGCCAAGCTGGCTCAAGCTCACTGGGGAGCATGAAGTCGTCAGAGTTGTTCATTAGTTAAATTGTGATGTGTTCTGGTGCGGGCCAGTGATGTACCAGGAGCAGACGGAACCAGGGATCCCGCGTTCTGATAGTGATTGATTCCAATCGTCCGCCAGTTCATCGGCGTCCATTTGGGACGTGATCAGTTGATACACGACTTGGTGGCCGTGTCGTTCGGTGTACTGGCAGAGATGAAAGACGTGGGTTTGTTGCTTGGGTTGGTTCATTGGTTGTAGTTGTGACTACTCCCCTAGTATTGCATCAATATCGGCCAGCCGTCAACAACAAGGCATAAAAAAAGACCCCTTTGATGGGGGTCTAATGTTTGTTGGTACGGATGAAAAAGGCCAGCCATTCAGGCCGGCCATTCATGACGGTTATTCGGCTGTGTAGCAGTCAAACCAGACGCCAGCCTCACGGGTATCGGGACGGCGACAATGTGCCTGTGCCTCGTCAAGCGTTAAACCGCGTTTAATGGTGCGGTCTGACTTGTTGAGGCTTGGGTTGAACGACCGAACAATTTTGAAGGTTTCCATGGTGTGATTGGTTGGTTCTTTAGAATACTAGCAGACAAGAAGAAAGCCCAGCGCGTGGCCGGGCCTCTTGCTTAACGTCCGTACACAGTTAGAAGACATTCCGCCTTCTCCGCATTGGAACGTAAGCACCGCTGCATCGCTTGTTCATTCTCAACGTTAAAGACGACAGCCCCGAACGTTAAGACCAACAAGAACGCCGACAGCGTGGCACCTAAGCGCCATGCGTCCAAGGTGTTTTCTTCAATCATTCTTTGAGCCATGGTTGTTGGTGCGGTTGATTTAAAAAGAATAAAAGAAGGGGACAAAGTCCCCCCTTATCAGACACATTCGACAGCAGACTTTAGACACTGTTCAGCGAATTGCTGAAGTGTTTCGCCGCGTTCAAATGTAATTTTTAAGTCTGATGTTAATCCTTCGTAGTCATCAGCCGTTGTGATGTAGAAATCCCAGAGGACTTCCCATGCACACTTATCACTTAAATTTGAATTTTTCATGGTTTAGTGATTGGGTGGTTTTGGGTTGGTTTTCCTGCATACAGTGGGAGCGAGCTTGTGAGGCTCACAGGCTGCGAGGTCGCAGTCGTGAAGCTGCCAGGCTCACCCAAGCTGCGCAGGATTGGAGCCAATCGGCTCCCAAGTTGTCAAGGTCTTGAGGATGTAAAGTCCTCTTGTTTATTATCCTAGTCGGTAGCACGGCGAATTGCGACTGCGTCGGCTGGAAATAATTATTTCTTAATATTCTAGTATGTTACAGCTGGGTGTGACAACTGGCGACTGGCACAGGGGTGGGGGCAGGGTCGCGGATCCCAGCGGCTGAACACTAATACCCATACCCCAAATATATATTGGCCATTTTGTTGATTCTCAATAAAAAACCCCTTCTTGCGAAGAGGTAATTAAGTCGGCGGGGGGAGGGTGTTGTTAATCCTGTTTGTCTTGAATCTTGATGGTCAAATCAGGCGCTTGAATATTGACGATCTCGGTGGACTCACCAATCACGCGCCCAATCGAATCCAAAACCTGGCTTGCGGTCTGCAATTGCCCCTTCTTGATGGCCTGATTAAACAGTTTGGTACGCATGTGCTGAAGCCGCGCCAACATATTTTCGCGGTCAGACTTCCAATCTTCATCAACGAGAAGCTTTACTTCGGCCCAATCACGCCAAGCGGTATTGATGCTGACCTGTTCCCGTTCAACATGTTCATAAACAAGTGCCCTAGCGGACAAACCCTCTAGCTGCCGACGATATAAACGCCGCACACGATCTTCTTTTGCATTTGTGGTACGGCGTTCGTCTTGAGTCATGCTTGATACGACCTTTTCCAAGATCTTAACTGGTAGAAAGGCTTCTAGCCCCTATTGAAGGGGGGCAGGGGTCAAGAATCTGTGTAATGTGGCATTTATGAGCCAAAAAACCGGACCAATTGAGCTTCGATGGGCTCAAGGCCAAGTATTTTCGTGCGAAAAACGCTTCAGAGTTTTAGTAGCAGGCCGTCGTTTCGGCAAATCGTACTTGTCTTGCGTTGAATTGGTGCGTGGAGCGATTAATCGTCCTGGGGAGACATTTTTTTATTGTGCTCCGACGTATCGGATGGCAAAGGATATTGCATGGCGAGCCTTAAAGAAGCTTGTGCCACAAGTTTGGATCAAGAGCAAGAACGAAACCGATCTACGCCTTGAGTTAATCAATGGATCAACGATTGAGTTAAAGGGAACAGAGAACGCAATGGCCTTGCGGGGTCGCAGCTTATCTGGGGTCGTATTGGATGAGGCTGCTTTTATGAGTTCGGACGTATGGTTTGAGGTGATCCGGCCTGCGTTAGCGGATAAGGAGGGTTGGGCATTATTTATTTCAACGCCGGACGGTACGGCTAGTTGGTTTTATGACTTGTGGTGTTATGTGCCGGAGGACGAGACAGGATTATGGGAACGCTGGAGTTATACAACAATTGACGGTGGGAATGTTAGTAAGCGTGAGGTTGAGGCAGCACGCGCCCAACTTGACACGAGAACATTCCGCCAAGAATTTGAGGCAAGCTTCGAGAACCTTACGGGTCTTGTTGCAATCAGCTTTGGCGACGAAAACATCTCTCAAGAGGCGAAGGATATAAGCATCCAGCCATTGCTTTTAGGAGTTGACTTTAACGTTGATCCAATGAGTGGTATTTGCGCGGTCAAGGACGGCGAAACGTTATATGTATTTGACGAGATTATGTTGACTGGCGGTGCAACAACCTGGGATTTTGCCGAGGAAGTTACACGTAGATATGGTGTGGATCGAAGAATTATTGCGTGCCCGGACCCTACAGGCGGAGCACGAAAGACAAGTGGGGTTGGTGTAACGGACCATGCAATTTTGCGGCGCAGTGGATTTACGGTCCAATCACCTAGGGCTGCATGGAAAATCCGCGACAAGATCACAGCAGTCAACACTGCATTAATGGATGCATCTGGGACGCGAAGAACGGTGGTGCATCCAAGGTGCAAACACCTGATTAAATCGTTGCGAACACTGACTTATGCGCCTGGGACAGGGCTGCCAAACAAGAATCTGGGAGTTGACCACGCGTTTGACGCATTCGGTTATTTAGTTTTACAACAGTTTAATTTGGCAAAACCGGAGACGATGGGCTCTACGTCTTATCGGCTGTATTGAGGTTGTTCTGGATGCGGCAATGTCACTCTGACTTGGTCGCCAGTACCAGCCCAAGATATGCACGGGCCAATATTTACTTCAGGTGCCTGAGCGGTGTACCAGCGGAAATCACAGCTATTGCAGTGTCTACGACGCACAGTTTCATAAGGCCCTTCAACGGTTTTCTTAGTCGTAACGACATGCACGCGAAAAGATCCGCACTTGGGACAGTTCAATGTGGTTGTTGATTGGGGCGAAGGACTAGAATAGGCCAAAGCCAAGCCTCGTCATGCCCCAAGGTCGCGGAACTTACGGAAGTAAAAAGGGGCGTCCTGCGAAGAAGAAAAAAGGGCTGTACGCAAATATTGCAGCAAAAAAGAAGCGAATTGCGGCGGGATCTGGTGAAAAGATGAGAAAAGCGGGCGATCCTGGCGCACCAACCGCAAAAGACTTCAAAAAATCTGCTAAAACCGCTAAAAAGCCACCCAAAAAGAAGAAGTAATGGCTGAAAAGAAAAAACGCAAAAAGGGGCCAAACCTTAGCGTTGGCCGGGGTGAAAAACTTCCAGCAAGTAAAGGTGCTGGCCTGACTGCAAAAGGCAGGGCTAAATATAATAAAGAGACCGGTTCAAATTTAAAAGCACCTGTCACGGGCAAGCCTAAAACCAAAAAAGAAGCAGCACGCAAGAAATCTTTTTGTGCCCGCAGCAAGAGTTGGACTGGCGAAAGAGGTAAAGCCGCTCGAAGGAGATGGGGTTGCAACAACTAATCAGCGGTTAAAATAATGACATGACTTACTCCGTTCCAGGGCTCGTTCGGACCCATTTGGTCAGCAGCTCCTATATGGGGAGTGTTGACAGTCCATTTGTCCGAACACGGGCAGTGATTGACCAGATGAAAGGCTGGGAAATCATGAAAGCCGTGGTGTCTGGCACTGAGTATTTACGTGATAACAGCGAAGCATTTCTACCGTTAGAGCCCCGCGAAGATTATTCCGCATATCTAGCGCGTGTAAATCGTGCTGTCTTCACGCCATATACCCAACGTTTGATTCGAGCGGCAGCAGGTTTGATTTTGCGTAAGCCAATTAATATTGTTGGCGATCCATATTGGACAGAAGTTTTCAACAAAGATGTTGATGGCTGTGGTTCAGATCTGGATGAGTATGCACGTCGTCTAGTTATCTGTGCGTTGACCTATGGCCATTGCCATACGTTGGTTGACTTTCCCGCTCCAACAGAAGCCCGAAGCCTTGCAGAAGAGCGTGCATTAAACCGTCGTCCATATTGGATTGAGGTTGATCCAACCAAGGTGTATGGCTGGCGTTTGGATCGTGAATCAAATTACGGCAACCTGACGCAAGTGCGTATTGGTGAGAAGGCTGTTGTCCCTGATGGTGAGTTCGGAGAAAAAGTTTATGACCAAATTCGTGTCATTGAGCCGGGTCGTTATCGCGTCTATCGGCAAGAAGAGCAAAAGAAAGCGATGCAAGGGAATTTCCCATACCCCTCTTCGTTTGACCAATCAGACGCTACTGCGGAGTTTGAGCTTATTGAATCTGGGCCGTATTCACTTGATCAAGTCCCGCTGGTCACCATATACGCGAACAAGACGGACACGCTGACAAGCCGTCCACCGTTATTGGACATTGCTCATCTAAATCTTGCTCATTTCCAGCGCCAAGCTGACTTGATTCACAGCTTGCACATCGCATCACAACCGATGCTGGTGCTTGAGGGGTGGGATGATCAGACTAAGGACATGGCTGTAAGTGTTAATTATGCGATGGCGACACAGCCGGGAAACAAGGTCTATTACGTGGAGCCTGCCGCTAGTGCTTTTGAAGCGCAATCTGCGGAGATCCAAGAGTTACAGCAACAAATGGCGACGTTGGGCATCAGCACGCTTAGCCAACAGAAATTCGTAGCTGAATCGGCTGACGCACGACGATTAGACCGTATCGACACAAATTCAATGCTGTCGATGGTTTCTATGGACCTGGAGTCAGGTTTGCAAAAGGCTTATAACCTTGCTGCTAATTACTTGGGTATTGAGCCACCTGAAGTAAAAATCAGCCGTGACTTTGACCTTCAGCGTCTTATCGGCCAAGACATTACAGCGATGGCTCAACTATTCCAGGACAGCATTATTGATCGCGAAGAGTTCCGCGACATGTTGGTACAGGGTGAAATCTTGCCTAACGCAGCCGAATCGCAAGACCAGTCAACAGAGGTACAGTAGGAGCACAACAGCTCTTATTCTCATGGGACTTCGTTTTGAAGAGATCAATCCTCCCAAAAAAGAGGGATCATCAACTCCTGCTGCAAAGAAAGAAACTAAAAAAGCTAAAAGCAGTAAAGTAGAAGAGTAAATTACTTTTCACAATGGAAGAACAAGTCATCCAGGAGACGCCCGTGGCGCCTTCTGAACAGCCCGTGGCTGAGACTGCGACTTCAACTCCCGCTGTAGACGTTTCAGCGTATGAGCAACAGATTCAAGCGTTAAAACTACGTGCTAACGAAGCCGAGGAAAAGTTCCAAGGCGTCAAAGGCAAGCTTGATGATGTTTACAAAAAACAAGACGATCAACGCAGAAAAACGCTTGAGGACCAAGGTCAATGGAAAGACCTTTGGGAAGAGGCCAACAAAACTGCTCAAGATAAGCAACAGCAAATTGCTGACCTAGAGCGTCAATTGCAAGAGCTTCGGACGTCAAACGAAACTGCAGCAATGCAAACGTCTGCTTTGTCTGCAATTAGTCAGGCTGGAGCAATTAATGCTGAGCAGATGCTGCAATTAGTGCAGAACGGTCTTAAAAAGTCTGAAGATGGCAGCGTCAAAGTTCTTGACGGTGGCGTCGAGCAAGACCTAGGTGTTTATTTAGCCAAGCTAAAAAATCCTGGCTCTGGCTTTGAACATCATTTCAAGCCAAGCACTCAAGCTGGCATGGGAGCTAAGCCTTCAACAGGAACTGCAGGTGCTGCAGGCATCGCAAATCCTTGGCTAGAGGGTAGTATTAACTTAACAAAGCAAATGGCTTTGGATGCTTCCGACCCTGATCTTGCAGCTGTGCTCAGGAGAGAGGCCGGTAAGTAGTCCCAGTGGGACACCATCTCAAGTCCGTGACTTGAACTTCCGCAAACATTATCCCTGAATAAGAAATGGCTGCTCCATTTCAGAATTATTCCGGCGGTGTCCTACTAGCGGACATCGTCAAGAGGAATAATCTCAGCACTTATGTGTCTGAGGCCATCAAAGAGCGCAGCTTGTTTATCAAGTCTGGTGCTGTTGTCCGTAACTCACTGCTCGATTCCCGCTCAGGCGGTACTCGTATTCAAGTTCCCGAGTTCAATCCTGTATCTCCAACAGAAGAGATCATGGACGGGACAGCTACGTGGGGCACCGGCTCCGGTGGCTACCTGACTCCACAAAAGATCGGTACTGGCACTCAAATTGCAAGCATCTGCCATCGCGGTTTCGCGTATGCCGTAGATGACATTGCAGTGTTGGCTGCTGGTGAAGATCCAATGCTTCACATCCGCAATCAGCTGGCTGATGCGATCAACAAGCTGAACAGCGCACGTCTGTTCTCACAGCTTGCTGGTTTGTTCGGCACTGCTCTTTCTGCCAACGCACTGGACAAAGGTAAGGCTGCTGCTTCTGGCGCAACCGAAGCCAACTTCCTCAGTGCAACCATGGTTGCTGAAGCACGCTCCAAGCTTGGAGAACGTGGTGAAGAGCTGGACACTCTGATTGTTCACCCTTCTGTTGCTTACTACCTGTATCAGGTAGGGATGCTGACCTTCTCTACTTCAGCACTTGCCGCTTCTGGCTCAGTGACCTGGGGTGGTGGTGGCGTAGGCATTGGCGCTCGCGAAGTTGGTGAGTTCGCAGGAATGCGAGTCGTTACCGACAGTTCAGTGAACACCGTTGCTCCTGGCACTGGTGGTCACCAACGTGAGTTCTACTGCTATCTGATTAAATCAGGCACCATCCTTGAAGGTGTGCAGCAGGAGCTTCGTATTGAAGCTGATCGCAACGTCCTCTCGAAGCAAGACGTGCTTTCTGTGGATTACCACAGCACCTATCACGTGATGGGTACTAAGTGGTCTGACGCTGGTGACAACCCCACCAACGCTCATCTGGCTACCGCTAACAAGTGGGCTGCCACCTATGACATCGACCTGATCCCTATGGTTCAGTTGACTGTCAACTCTCCGCTGGATACCAGCACCATCTGATCTTGATCAGAGCAAAGGCCCTACCATTAGGTGGGGCCACCTTATTATTGTCTTATGGCTGCCACGATCAACGCCACACTCAAGAGTGAGACAGCCAACAGCTTTGTGACGTTGGCAGAGGCAGACGCGTATTTTGAAACCGTCCCAAGCTCAACGCAGTGGGACAACAAACAAGACGACAACAAAAATCGTGCTTTGATTTCAGCTACAAGCTGGATCGACACATTGAATTTCTATGGTGATCGTTGCGATTCAAGCCAAGCCTTAAGTTGGCCCCGCAATAATTATCATGTCGATCGCGTAGAACTGACCTGTTCGGCAATTCCAAACGCAATTAAAAAAGCTACATATCTATTAGCGTTTGAACTGGCTAATGACACGGACGCGATTACAGGGACTACCGGCGATAAGGGGTTATACGAAGAAGTCGAACTCGGAGACCTTAAGGTCAAGTACAACACTTCCAGCCAAGCTACTGGAACTATCAATAACGTATTCGACGTTTACCCTTGGCTGCAGTCTTATCTTGGTGCTTATTGCCTTGGAGGTTCTGGCTCTTATCAAGTTCGTATGGTGAGGGGTTGAGATGTCACTTGTAGACAGCACTTTTAAGTCAATCCCCAAAGATCTATTGGACGAATGGGGCCAAGACATCACGCTTGTCAAAACGACAACGCCACGCACTTACGACCCAGCGACTGGTGCTGTGACTGGTGCGGACACGTCTGTCGTGCTGAAAGGTTTGATTTCTAATGTCTCAGCGAGAGAAAACGACGGGCTTTATCAAACGACCGACATCAAGGTAATTATTGGTGGTGACGAGTTGGGTTCTTACTATCCAACTGAAGCCGACCGCATTCAGTATTCACAAGCTGGCGTGACAAGAGAAGCGAAGATTTTAAATGTATTGAGCTTGAGGGGTGAAGATCCTTTACTTCACACGATTATCGCGAGGCCGCAGTAATGGCATTTAAAAATAAATTCTGGGATGCCGCTAAACAGCTAGACATGGTTGTTGCTTCTACTGTCACAGCAGGCCCGTTGCGGGCTGCACATCGAGTCGTCACTGAGTTAC